CAACTTCTGCAACTAATACTCTTGATGGAGACAGTGGTTGGGATCAAGATGCTAAGAATGTTAATTTCGGTGGTAGTGGTGCTAACACTTATGAGTTAAATGGTGGTAAAGATTACGGTGGTGGAACAGACATCAATGCAACAGGTTCACTTGATTGTGGTGCTGATGATGTTGTTTCAGGACTTAATCTCTTCACTAACAAAGAATTGTATGAAGTTGATTTCATACTACAAGGTGCTGCTAACTATGGTAAGGAAGCAACACAGGCAATAGCAAATAAAGCAATTGCTGTTGCAGAATCAAGAAAAGATGCAATCGCATTTATTTCACCATACAGAGAAGCATTTATAAGTGATGGTGCTGCAGGTGCAGTAACAGTCAATAACGACGATACCATTACAAGTAATGTTGTTAGCTTCTACTCACCTATCACTTCTACCACATACGGTATATTTGATAGTGGTTATAAGTACATGTATGATAGGTTCAATAACACATTCCGTTATGTCCCTCTAAATGGAGACATTGCTGGTACTTGTGCTAGAACAGACAAAAATGACTTCCCTTGGTTCTCACCTGCAGGTACAAACAGAGGTGCAATCCTCAATGTTGTAAAACTTGCATACAACCCAGGTAAGGCACAAAGAGATACATTATATTCAAATAGAATTAACCCAGTTATTCTCTCACCAGGAGCAGGAATTATCCTATTCGGTGATAAGACTGGATACGGCAAAGCATCTGCCTTTGATAGAATCAATGTTCGTAGATTATTCATCTACCTTGAAGATGCTATTTCAGCCGCTGCTAAAGATCAACTATTTGAATTCAATGATGAGATTACAAGGACTAACTTTGTAAATATCATTGAACCATTCCTACGTGACGTTCAATCGAAGCGTGGAATCCAAGACTATGTTGTTATTTGTGATGAAACAAATAACACTGCTGCAGTTATTGACAACAATGAATTCATTGCTGACATTTACATCAAACCTGCAAGGTCGATCAACTTCATCGGACTAACCTTCATCGCCACCAGAACTGGTGTTGCATTTGAAGAAGTAATCGGTAACGTTTAATCCAACTTAGAGTTATAAAACTATGGCAACTCGCAATCAATTAAATCCACCCCCACTAAGGAAGATTACTGATTTCAAAAGTAAACTAACAGGTGGTGGTGCTCGTTCAAACCTCTTTGAGGTAGAACTTGCTTTTCCAGCAGCAGTAGCAGTTGAGGGTATAAATGATATCCTCAACAAAGCAAGATTTTTAGTTAAATCTGCTGCACTACCAGCATCCAATGTTGCTCCAATCGAAGTTCCTTTCAGAGGAAGGGTTCTAAAAATCGCTGGAGATAGAACATTCGATACATGGTCAATTACAGTACTTAATGACACAGACTTTGCTATTCGTTCTGCTTTCGAGAAGTGGATGAATACCATCAATAGAGTTTCTGACAATACAGGTACTACAGATCCTGCCGATTATCAGGCAGATGCTTATGTCTATCAACTTGATCGTAGTGGAGATACACTTAGAAAGTATCATTTCTATGACGTTTTCCCTTCTCAAGTTGCTCCAATTGAACTTTCTTACGATGCTGCAGGTATCCAAGAATTTACAGTTGAACTCCAAGTTCAGTGGTGGGAAGCAGTTCGTGGAACTGGTGACAACTCTGGTGGAGAAGACATCAACTAAAATCGACTAAATAGTGCTATAATAGTAGGAAAACAAATTATACTATGGCAAAACTCTTTGGGTTCTCTATTGACGATAGCCAAAAAACGCCACCTTCAGTAATATCCCCCGTTCCGCAAACCAATGCAGACGGGGTTGATAATTACATAAGTAGTGGCTTTTATGGGCAGTATGTAGATATTGAAGGTGTATACAGAACCGAACACGAATTAATTAAAAGATACCGAGAGATGGCATTGCATCCTGAATGTGATGGTGCTATTGAAGATGTTGTTAATGAAGCAATTGTTAGTGACTTATATGATTCTCCCGTAGAAATAGAATTATCAAACTTAAACGCAAGTGATAAGTTAAAGAAAACAATAAGACAAGAATTTAAAAATATAAAAGAAATCATGGACTTTGATAGAAAGTCTCATGAGATTTTTAAGAATTGGTATGTTGATGGAAGAGTATATTATCTTAAGGTAATTGATACAAAGAGACCTCAAGATGGTATACAGGATCTAAGATATATTGATCCTATGAAGATGAAGTATATTCGTCAGGAGAAAAAGAAGTCTAAGGGACAACAGGTTATAGATTTAAATAAAGGTTCCGACTCACCATCTAAGATGGTTGAACCAGAAATTGAAGAATATTTCATGTATACACCAAAACCACAGTATCCAACTGGTATGGTTTCTGGTGCAAAGGGTGGAGTTAAGATTGCAAAAGATTCTATTGTTTATTGTAGTTCTGGATTAGTTGATAGGAACAAAGGTACTGTTCTTTCATATCTTCATAAAGCAATTAAGGCACTTAATCAACTTAGAATGATTGAGGATAGTCTTGTTATCTACAGATTATCAAGAGCACCAGAAAGAAGAATATTCTACATTGATGTTGGTAATCTTCCAAAGATTAAAGCAGAACAATACCTTAAAGAGGTGATGTCTCGCTACAGAAATAAGTTAGTTTATGATGCTTCTACTGGTGAAGTTAGAGATGACAGAAAGTTCATGTCTATGATGGAAGATTTCTGGTTGCCTAGAAGAGAAGGTGGTAGAGGAACTGAAATCACAACACTTCCAGGTGGACAAAACTTAGGAGAACTTGCTGATATTGAATACTTCCAGAAGAAACTTTATAGAGCATTAGGTGTTCCTGAGTCTAGAATCGCATCTGATGGTGGATTTAATTTAGGACGTTCATCTGAAATACTAAGAGATGAACTTAAATTTGCTAAGTTTGTAGGACGTTTAAGAAAGCGTTTTGGACATATGTTTAATGATATGCTCAGAACACAATTAATTCTTAAGAATATTGTTACTCCAGAAGATTGGGATCAAATGGAGGATCATATTCAGTATGACTTCTTATATGATAACCAGTTTGCTGAACTTAAAGAATCTGAGTTAATGGAAGGAAGATTAAATATTCTTGCTACTATAGAACCTTATATTGGTAAGTATTATTCTAATGAATATGTAAGAAGGAAAGTCTTACGTCAGTCTGATACAGAAATGGTTGAAATGGATGAACAGATTGAAGAGGAAATTCAAAAGGGAATCATTCCTGATCCTGCAGCAGTAGATCCAATTACAGGTGAACCATTACCTCCAGGTGGAGATCCGAATGCAGCAGGAGATCCAATGGGAATGGGACAAGTTCCTACAGAACCAGATATGGATGCAGCTGCAGCAGATGTTGAAGCTCAACTCCAAAAAGATAGCAAGAAAGCCGAGTTATAAATAAATTATATACTTATGATAACATATTATGCCTAATATTCTGGATTTGATTGCTTCTGATGCATCTCCTAGTGAGATTAGTGATGCAATTAAAGACTCTCTATATGCTAAATCATCTGAAAAATTAGATGCACTAAAACAAAATGTTAGTGCTCAAGTTTTTGATGAGCCTATAGAAGATGAGCATGAAACTGAAGCACAAGCTGAAGTTGAAGACGAAACTACTGTAGAACCCGAAGAGGAAACACAAGAAGATGGCTAGACTTTTATTAAAAGGTGCAGAAGCCGCATTGGGCACTAACACTGCTGGTGCTAATATTTTTAGTAATGCACGATTAGTTCGTGTTGTGAATACAACTAGTAATGCACATTTAGTCACACTAGTAGCAGCAGTAGGTGGATCAACACTTGGTTCATTTACCTTAGCAGGTGGTGACTCAGTTGAATTGGAAAAGGAACCATTAAATGGTATCTTTGCTGCAAACGCTGGAGTTAAAGCTTCTGCAATAGGATATAGTAACTAAGAACAATGAAACTAATCACAGAAGAAATATCAAGTGTAGAAATAATAACCGAAGGTAAAGGTTCTAAAAAGAAACTTTATATAGAGGGGGTATTTTTGCAGGGAGACATCAAAAACCGTAATGGTAGAATGTATCCAGTGAATACTCTTGAACGTGAAGTTAATAGGTATAACGAAAACTTTACTAATAAGGGACGTGCTCTTGGTGAGTTGGGACATCCAGAAGGTCCAACCGTAAATCTGGATAGAGTTTCTCATAAAATTACATCTCTTGTAAGAGAGGGTAATAACTTTAAAGGTAAAGCACAGTTACTTGAAACACCTATGGGTAAGATTGCAAAATCTCTACTTGATGAAGGTGTTCAACTAGGCGTATCATCTCGTGGTATTGGTTCACTAAGAGAAGATAGAACTGGTATGAAAGTTGTAGGTGAAGATTTCCAGTTAGCAACTGCTGCTGATATCGTTGCCGATCCTTCTGCCCCTGACGCATTTGTCAATGGTATTATGGAAGGAAAAGAATGGGTTTGGGAAGGAGGAATTCTTCGTGAACAACATGCAGAAAGAACCAAAAAGATGATTAACACACTTGTTGATCAGAAAAGATTAGAAGAGCATAAGTTGAATTTATTCAACGATTTCTTATCAAATCTATAAACTCTATAAATAAATACAGATTAATTATCTAATCATAAACAAATGTCCGTTGGAAGCAATTTACAAGAAATGGAAAACGCAGTAACTAAAGGAGCTGCTAAGGGCGACTCAATGCAGAAACTCTCTAATCCTGGAGAAGGAAATTCTGTAGGTTGGGAAGACTTAGGCGGTCCTACACCAGAAAATTCAAAACCTGATGACAATTCTAATCAGTTGAAAACTCCTGGTAAGACTCTTGCTCAGGTAAGAAATGTTGTCAATAAGGATGCTGGTAAAGCAGATCCTATGCCAGCAGGACTTAAATCTGGAGATGAAGTTGAAGTGAAAGACGACCAAGAAATCGTTTCCGAGGACGAAGTAACTACAGATGAAGTAGTTGCTGAAGAAGAAACTACTGAAACTACTGAAGAACAAGAAGTAGTTGCAGAAGAAGAAACTTCTGAGGAAGAAGTTGTCGCTGAAGATGCAATAGAAGAGAAAATTGATGTCGAAGAAGACCTCAACGCTCTTATTGCTGGCGAAGAACTTTCCGAAGAGTTCACTAACAAAGCACGGACTATCTTTGAGGCTGCAATCAGAAC